CATCCAAAGTGGAATCCCGATCTGTATGATCATCAAGGACAACGCTAAGGTGGAGCTTCTCCCTAAGGAGAAGGTCAAGAAGGGAAAGGTCCGCTTGTTCAACGAGATCGACCTGGCCATCAACATGGTCCTGAAGAAATACTTCGGGCGCTTTGTTGAGAAGGTCATCGCCAACCACTCCCAGACCATGTATGCGATAGGCTACAATCCTTACCTGGATGCCAACTATTACTACAAGGCCCTGGCCAAGCAGGACTCTACCTTCATCAGCACTGATTACGGTGCCCTGGACAAAACGATCCCCAAAGAACTAATCAAGTTCTTTACTTACACCGTTTTGCACGGGTACCCCGATCAGGTAAAGGAGGCTCTCTACAAGACCCTGGCGAACACGTACCACTTCATTGAAGGATCCATGTATTACGTGGACTGTGGCAACGAATCAGGTTCATACGTTACAACCCTTATGAACTGCTTCGTGGTCCACTTCAACACGTGGTACACGGTTTGCCGTGTCTACAAGGAGCAGCACCGTGTCTGGCCCACATACAAAGAACTCACCAATGCCTGCAACATGCGAATTTTGGGAGATGACTGTATTCGGGCTATCACGGGGCTTCCCATCGACTTCAACGAACTGAAGAAGGACGCTTCCCTCATGAACCTGGACCTCACGGCCCCCAAGCAGGAGGGAACTCTTTCCTTCTGTTCCAGGGTCTTCAGCTTTGAGGATGGTATTATCTACCCTCAGTTGAAGGAGGAGTCTGTTATCGGCTGCCTGTTCTACTTCACGGAATTAACCACCGTGAAGATCGAGCAGAACATGGCCGTGGCACTCTTTGAAGCTTCACTTCACCCCAAACCCTTCTTCTTGAAGGTGGCCGCTATGTGCGATATTCTCGCACGTAAGTTCGACATCACTTACAATAGACTCTCGTACGAGGTCTATCGTCTCACTTTCCGTGAGTATGTTGTCGGACTTACTGAATCGCCTGTTTACCAGGGACAGGCAACCCCAAACTCCAGACAATTTTCTGGTAGTCACATTGCTTCTTCTCCCGCGGAAGAAACCGCCATCATGAACCACAAAATCTGGCTTAATGAATACGCTCAGCGTAACGCTCTAGCTGTCCAAAGCGAAGATAGAGCGGTGGACTCCGAGTGGATGAACACTATCACCATCGTTTATCCCGGAGGCCTCAGCATTACTGCCAACGGCAAAGGCCCAACCAAGGCTGAAGCCAAGAACAAATCCGCCACCATCATGTTTAATGAGGTTGGCGAGCACGCTCCTATCGAGAGCCAGAAGGCTTACGACGGGAGCACCACGAAACCGTACCCATACTCAGCTATTAAGCCAGCTAAGGATGGGTTGAACACTGCTAAGGACTCAAACACCCGAGTCCAATCAATCCTGCCTGCTTTTGCCAAGGTGCAGCAGAATGCTGACACCTCAATTGAGCCGGCAACAATGAACCAAGCCGCGAAATTCCAGGGAGTTTCTTCCCTACCCCACTCGGTCAATCCCCAGCCAATCGGACAGGTCCCAGCTATGACTTCCTCAGGAGAGGATGTCGTAGCTGCTGTATCTGGTGCCCAGGTCCAGGTCCTCAACCCCATTGGGGCCCCGGATACCTCAACCATGGGTGCCATCCAGTTCGACCTCAAGGACCTGGTATACCAACAGTTCCTGGATTCCGACACTGAGATCGAGATCAATGCTGACCTCCCGGCTGGAAGCATCATTGCCCAGATCCCGTATGCCCTGGCAAACAACATCTACACCAACCCCTACATCCGAGCCTGGGGTGCACTTCATGAGCGTTACACTGGTTCGTTCCAGTACCGTTTTACCTTAATTGGTAACCCTCTGTTCTCCGGAGCAGTGGGTATCGCATGGTACCCGAAGCGAATCACCACCAGCACAGCTCCTGTGTCTGAACTCATGAAGTACGCCTACTCGGCTAAGGGCGTTACGATGCCATGGAACGTGGTCCACACCCTCCACGACGCACGTAAGGACAATTTCTACCGTGA